GAGAAGCGGCCATTGTGGGCATTCAATCATCATCTTCTGCTGGAAGACTATGTTAGGAGGAACAAGCATCATGCCAAGAGCGTCGGTAATGCCGAAAGCCTTCTTGAACATGAGGTACTCAGTAAGTTTAACGTGCTCAAAGTAGAGCTGCCGCGCTTCCTCTGGAATAATCTCCTTAAAGTCTCTCCCCTGCATCTGCTGGATATGGGTCTTCCAGTGAACAATGAGGTCTTCAACAGGAGAAGGAGCAGGAACGGGCTGCCCCTTTCGCATATCCTCATTCTCGCTGTTAGCAGCCGTGTATGCGCGGGAGGAGATGTCTTTAAACTCCTCAGCGTTCCCGAGGTCTAGGAGCTTAATGAGCTGCTCTCTCGTGATAGGAGAGTTGGGCCCTACCTGAATTTGAGAGAGCTCAATTATCTCTTCGATTTTGGAAGCAGGGGATTGAGAAAGCGCCGTAGTAGTTTCAATGCGAATGTCGTAAGGCTTGCTAAGATTAGCGACTTCAAACTGTCTGATACGGAATTCGTTATTCTTACCAACCACCCGCGCAAGTCTTCCATCAGAGTCATCGTAGAAGTCTCCCGCAGTAGCAAGAACCATTTTCGCGTCTTTAACAAGAGCAACCTCATTGTACTTAATCGCCATGTAATAGGCGCGTTTATCCTCTTGGTCCTCAATCACGCGGAGCGCCTTAGCAGCGCGTACGCCAGAAGGAGCCTGCCCAGTAGAGAGCGTATACTGACCAGAAATCTTGTTATGAATCTCTTCTAGCTTACTTAGGTAAGCGAAGGCTTCACTAGAAGCGCCGCCCATTTGCATCAAGGAAGGAGGCTCATCGCTGTAGGTGACGATGGTAGACTCATTCACGAGCTGAGTTATGTCGCAACTTCCCTCTCTCATCGCAATCTTAGGATGAGCAGTGAGGACCAGAGCCTTGTACACGAGAGACGCGCACGCATTAATCTGATGCTGGATCGGGAACGTTTGCTGGATGAAGCTCATCCCACGAGTTTGTCCCGGGACATCAATGTCAGAGAGATAAATGTAGGGGAGCTTTCCGTGCGAGTAAGGAAGCTCTGTAGACTCTAGAATAAGGCCCTTAATGCGCTTAATCTTTCGCCCCTTTTCGAGCATAGGATGATGACGATGATGGAGCGTATAAACGATGCAATCATTCTCCCCCTTCGCGATATTAACGCCGTAGTTCTTGAAAATATCAGAGCCGCCGTCAGGCTTAATCTGGTCAGCTAAATCAGGATACTGGGCACGAAGCTCATCAACGTGAACAACGTCCCACTCAATGCACCAGTTAATCTTATCGCGGGAAGCAGCAGGCTCTTCAAAGACGTGATAGCCGGGAACTACTCTCTCATCTACCTCACCCACGCGCACAGCGCCTTGAATGAAGAGAGGTGTCCCATCGTGGGACAAGATAGGCTCGCCATTGGAGCCAAGAAGCGGAGTTCTTTGTCCCGATTGAGATTGCTGAAGATAGTCTGGATGAAGGTCGCCTTTGGCAGGGTCATACTCAATGAAGCGGAAAGCCTCTCCCGTTATCTTGGCGAGGCGAACAAGCTCCGCGTTCTTTCTATCAATCTCATTAATGTACCAGATATAATCCAGCACATCCTTCGCAATCTTTGCATCATCCGCATCCTTGGACTCTGCATTTGCTGGGTTAACGGCCACAGCTGGACGGAAACGAGTGAGCTTACTAACCCAGTATTCGACAGCATCCCACGTGTGATTGATAACAATTCGAGGGGAGCGTCGATTGGAGATTTGCTGCTTTTCCCAGAATCTGTTTGCATACTTTTCCTGATGCAGCCACTGAATACCACGGTAGACTAAGAGGTTGTCTAGCTGAAGCTGAAAGTAGTCTGAGTAGTGCCGCTCACAAAAGCCGACAGTGTGCTCCATCCACTCTTCGACCATCTTGTTATCATTGAGGTCTTCTATGGTCCATAAAGGACGAATGCTCTTATGAGCTGTAATGTCCTCGTCAAAGGGATTCTTGGATAGAGGACCAATAGAATACGCCATACTTTAGCTCTCTTTCATAGTCTGCTGAGCAAACTCAGCAATTTTACGCTCTTCTTCCGTAAGCACAGGTCCGAGCCACTCAAACATGTCAGCGTCCTTTTTGATGAGCTCAGAAAGAACGTGCTTATTCTTCAAGTCCTGCGCTGGCGTTGAGGGAAGCTTCTTTACTTGGAAACCCCTCTGCAAAATTGCCACGCCAATGTTCGCAGAAGAGGCTAAGGTGTTAGCTCTGTCTGCGTACTTCTCCGCAATGCTCGCCTTAATAGAAACCTTCGCAGCCTCTCCCCTTAAGGAATCAACCGCCTGAGTGAGCTCCTTTTGAGCGTCAAGCAAGGACTCATCCATGTGGGAAGCTAACGTAGCTATCTTATATAAATCCTGAATATGCGAGTAGAACGCTTTTTGCTGTAGGTGGAGAGCTACAAGACTCGTAAATGAGAGGAGCATCGAGAATAGAATCAGGTTTGTTTCAAGGGTCGAGAGGGTCATAAATTAATGAATCCATAAAAACATCGTCTCCCCAATCTAGGTTCTTGGGAGAGCTCTCTTTCACTTTGATGCGCCTGTCCATGGCAGAGAGCCAAGTCGGGTGCAGCTGCCCCGGCCTTGCCCTCTCCTTAGTCCTAATCGTGAGGGCAGGAACGGTATAGTCAAGGCAGTCCATGAGATGGTCGTCCATATCAGGCATATCGCCTTCTGGTCCTGTTACATAGTTCTCAATCTCCCAGATAAACTTCTTGCAGCGCTCAGAAACGAAGAAACAATCTTCCTGAGCCTGAAGCATTTTTATCGTACTGATATTATCTTCTTTGTTGTGCTTTCTTTTTCGAGAAGGAGCGACGGAAACACCGAAGTTAGCGCTCATCTCGTGACGGAACCACGCAGCCGCCTCATCGCAGACCTTTCTCCAGTCGGATAGGTTGGGACGGAGCTCCTGCATCTTTACACGCGCCACATCCCATATAGCTTTAGTATGGGTCTCTCGTCTGTCCTGTGCGTATATCTCGTCAAGGATAAAAAGCTGACAAGTATAAGGGTTATAAGCAACGAATAGGCAAGCAAACGTGGACGTACTACCCGGGTCAGAAATCCATGCAAAGCGACATTCGTTCGCAGTTGCGCGAAGAATCGTAGTGAGAAACGAGTGAGGTTTGACATGGCGTTCCCTGCTCCAAAGAGGGAAAATCATCTCGGCACCACCGATGCAATCCTCCCCTAGGTACTCACGCTTCCAAACCGCTTCATCGCCCTGCGCTATTAGGGCCTTTCTAATCTTCTCTAGCTCCGCTTTGTTAATCTTTGGGTTGGTTGAGGTGGGAAGCTGCAAGTACATGCGCGTCTCATCCCCATCCTTAATGGCATTTAGAATCTGCCGCTTGAACTCGTAGTAGTACCCGTCTCTTTTGGGAGGAGTTCCGAACACGAGCAAAGACGCTTGTTTTGCTATTAGGTTCGGGCGCATCACCTCTACATCAAACTCTTTAATGTGGTCTTGGAACTCATCGTAGATAACTAAATCAGGCTTAATACCTCGAAGAGCGGAATAGTTCTCAGCTCCTTCCACGCAGATGAAAGACCCGTTCTTGAACTGGAGACGGAGCTCTGACTCTTTGGGTTCTCCGTCTAAATACTCCTGCGGCCCGTAGTACTTTAAGCGCCCTGAAGCCCAGTAAATTTCCTTACCTTGCTTTCTCTGAGGGCAGATGATGTAGACCTGAGAGCCCGGACGGGTCATGGCGTAAACCCACGCGCAGTAGAGAGCAACCTCAGTCTTCCCCGTGTTTCTACCCAGCTGTGCTTGGATAATAGTTTTCTTATCGCGAAAGAGAGCGCGAGCTACTGCGATTTGACCAGAGTGAAGCGGCTTTTTATGTACGTTATTTATCCGGTGATAGAGGGCCGCCATCATCACTGCGTGCTCCTCCACCATCGTGTTGTACCCCATCTGCTTCAGATGGTTCTCCGCTTCCCTCTCCTTCTGATAGAACTCTTTCCGCGTCACTTTCCTCTGGCAATAACTGAGTAACTGGAATCGCCTTAACCTCTACCTGAGAGTAATCGAAAACAGGGTCTATCTCTTTAAGCTTATCTACCGCCTGTTGGAGCCTTGAAGTTTCTGCCGCGTTATTCGAGTTGTGAGCAATCGCGACATTGGACGTTGATTTCCCCAATTCAAGACGCCCCATTTGGTCAGCCGTGAAGGCAATAGATAGAAGCATTTTTGCTTGGGCAGGCGATAGGTCAATAAGTCGTTCTTTATTTTGACAGAACTCCTCAAGCCACTCCAAGACACCTGATAAAGCTTTCTGCTTAACTCTTGAAATGAGCCCGATTGAGGTGAAAATAGCTTCTTCCAAGAGGGAATCTTGGATTT